GCTATTTCTTTAACATAGATAAAGAGAGCTTTCTTATTAAAAATATCTATATTTTCTCTTTTTTTAAATATTTCCAATATAGCATCCGCTGCCTTTACTTCATCATCTTTATCAAAAAGATCCATTAAATTATCATCTACGTGCTTAATAAAAATCTCTATAACGTCTAATCTATCTACGGTATGCTCATCAGGATTTAATACTAGACTTTCGTGAGTTTCATTTTGATTATCTATCTCTTCTACTTGTATTTTAGATACTAATTTTTTATAATTTTTTTGATTGTAAATTATTAAATACCTTTTAGCTATTGTACCGAAATAAGAAAAAGCCTTTCCTTTTGATTGATCGTATAGATGAAGTTTCTGTAATAAAAATGAAATGACTTCATATTTTAAATCCTCAATATTATCTACTTCTGTGTAATAAAATTTAAAAGTGTGTATAATATTTTCAGCCAACTTATAAAAAGAATTGTGAATTTCTGCATTATAGATTTTATTTTTATCTGCTTGATTTTCACATTTTCTATATTTGAGAATTGCTTCTTCAGTTTCAGGAGTAAAATAATTATTTTTTGTTTTGGGCTTTCTTTTTCTTGGAACGCCTTTTTTTGTAAGACCTAAAAATTCAACTTCTTGTTCTGTAGCCATTTTATTTTCTCCCTGTGAATTGTTGTACACGTTGTTGAATTTGTTTAATTGTTTCGAATAATTGATGTAATTCAGGATCAGATTGAACCCACATAGTCATATCAATTTTATTCACTAATACATTAAATTCATCAAGTAATACAATTGTTTCATTTACAAAACTACTTTGATTAATGACTACATCTTCTAATTTTTTATTTTTTTCTATTAAATTCCAAATTACATATCCTATAATAGTACCTATCCATAGGATGATTGAGATAATTCCAAATATCATTTTATTTATTTTTTAAATTTACAATTATTAAAATGCCATTTTTTAATATTAATACTGCCTTCTTTATCGCAAAAAGGACATTTAAATACTAATAATTTTCTATGTTGATATACAAGCGACATATTATTTATTTATTTGACATTCTATTTTTGAAGCCATAAAATCAGCTTGATGCAATATGTGGATTAAATTAGATTTAATCTGAGTATCTTCGCTATATGTCATTAAATATGCTTTGTTACTTTCTTCATATAGAGAGTCATGCAATTTTATTGCTAAAAATTCATTTTCACTGACTGATATCCCATGTAATTGTAGATAGTATAGGCTACGATCAGAAATTCTCATATGAGTTAACTTAGGATTGATTTTATAATGAGCTCCTTGCTTATCTATGTGCCACTGGGAATCATTTGGAATATAAAATGGTTCTGTTATATCCATTCCTAATTTACCAAGATCATGATTAATAGCTGAAAATACTAACTCTTCAGTGGTATAATTTTTGATTTGATTAAATCTATCCCAAACCTTATCTAGTACTAGAGCAGCTTCAACTACCCGAATAACATGATCTACATATCCTCCAGGAAAACAATTATGAAAACTAGCTTTAGGAGATGCTGGAGCAGTCGCTAGATTTAATTCTATTGAGATATAGAAATCAAGAAGTTTTTCTGCTCTTTCTTTAGAAATATATTTTTCAATGTATCCAAGAAACTTTTTAACATTTTCAATTAACTGTTGTTCACTTAATTTTTTCATAACCTTTACTTTTTATTAAAATTGTGTTGAATTTTCATTATTAATTAAAATCTCTATTTCATTTAATTTGAGTCTCATTCTTTCTAATTGCTGCTTAAGAATATCTGGATGCTCTAACCTAGAGATAGCTGATTCTTGCACTGCAATAATGTTAGTTAATTCATTAAATTTTCTAATAATTAAGTCTTTGTGTTTCATTTATTTTGTTTTAACGCCTCTATCATTAGTTCAAGAGACAAGTAAGGTTGTAGAATATAATTATTTTTTATTACATTCGTATATTTAAGATCCTTGTAAGATTCAGCCACATAATGTATCATCTCTAAGCTTCCTCGTTCTGTTAGAGCCATAGGATAATTGCTTGTATTTGTCTGACTCTCTAGTTCATCACAAAAATTTGGATTATCATCGCAATCCATGTTATAGACACTAATATTTTCTATTTCTAGAGAAGCTTTTAATTTCTTACATTTATCGCATCCATTAAGAGTAACTAACAATACTTTAGCTAATTTAGAACCATTTTTATTTCTATTCATCTGTAAAATTTTTATCTATGACCGTCATTAAATTTATCCAGAGAATTTTATCTTCAATTGACATGGAATCAAATTCTATAGATAGAAATAGATATATTAAATCTAATTCTTCATCTTTTATATTTTCTATATTTATATCCTCTATTAACATCCCCTTGGTTATTTATTATCTAAGACCTAGATTAAATATAATGTTAGTTACGATACAATTAAAGAATATTTTTCAAGTACATCAAATTATTTCTACACATAAGAATTTTATTTTTTAATTAGAATTTAATCGTTATATTAGTTAGTATGGAATCGCATGACTACGTATTAGGACTTTTAGAATCTGTACTCGGTAAGGGTAAAAAAGATAGAAACACATTAGATTATGCGTTTAGTTGTCCTTTCTGCAATCACAAAAAGCCAAAATTAATTATTAATGTAAAGACTGGTAAATATAATTGTTGGACGTGTTTTCCTAAAACAAAAGGAAAAACTCCTGTATCTCTTTTTAATAAATTAGGTGTTGATTTGGAACGTTTAAAAGAGATGAAAAGTTATTTTAAGAACGATACAACTATTATCGACGAAGACAAAAGAGACAAAAGCGTATTTTTACCAAATGAATTTGAATCCATCACTGACAATGATGGATCGCTTGATTATCGTCGAGCCGTATCATACTTAAAAATGAGAGGTGTACAATCTCCAGATGTCCTTAAATACAATTTAGGATATTGCAAAACAGGAAGATATAGAAATAAAGTTATTGTTCCTTCTTATGATAAGACTGGTAAATTAAACTACTTTATTGCTAGATCCTATGAAAAGGATCCATTTTTAAAATATGATGCACCCGCTATAAATAAAACAGAAATTGTTGGCATGGAATATTTTATCAATTGGAATGTGCCAGTAATATTATGCGAAGGCGTATTTGATGCTATTGCCATAAAAAGAAACGCTATTCCTCTATTTGGTAAAACTATTCCAAAAGCATTAATGTTAAAATTGGTTGAGTCCCAAGTAAAAACTATATATCTAGCGCTAGATAAAGATGCGTTAAGAGAAGCCCTGCTATACTCCCAGACTCTTTTAGACCATGGCAAAGAAGTATACTTAATTGAATTGGAAGGTAAAGACCCAAGTGATCTGGGTTTCGAAAAAATGACACACTTACTACAACAAGCTAAACCTATAACATTCGCAGATCTTTTATTGAAAAGATTGCAATTTTAAATAATATGAAAAGTAATTACACATTTTTTGATCTTGAAAAATTAAACAAAATATACCACATTAGTGATATACACATTAGAAATTTTAAAAGACATGATGAATATTCTAGAGTTTTTGATAGATTAAACAAATACATAACTAATACTTTTACAGACGATAGTTTAATTTTGTTAACAGGAGATATTGTTCATTCTAAAACTGACGTAACTCCTGAATTAGTGAATATAGTTCAAGAATTTTTAAGAAAGTTATGTAATATTGGACCTGTTTTAATGATTCCTGGAAATCACGATGCGAATTTAAATAATTCTCACCGTATGGACGCACTTACTCCGATAGTAAAGGCATTAAACCATCCAAATTTAGTCTATTTAATAGACACGTGCGTAATTACTATAGCCGATATAATGTTTATTCATTGGTCTGTATTTGATAAACCAGAAAAATACATTAAACCAGATAAATTAAGGACTGAATACAAAATTTGTTTATATCATGGACCGGTAACTGGAGTTCAAATAAAAGAAAATGCTCAATTATTAGATCAATGCTTGAATATATCAGATTTTGATGGATTCGATTTCGGATTATTTGGAGATATTCACACTAGACAATTTTTAAACGAAGATAAAACAATAGGATATCCAGGATCTTTAATTCAACAAAATCATGGAGAAACAATTGGTAAAGGCATTTTAGTGTGGGATCTAAATAATAGAAGTGCTGAATACGTAGAAATAGAAAATGATACATCTTTTTATACAATTTATGTAGATAAAGGAAAGTACGATAAATTACCTTCTGATCTTTCTAAAAATCTTTATTTGAGAATAAGACATAAAAATACAAGTCAATCTACAATAAAAGATATAATTTCTGATGTTAAAGAAAAATATAACGTAATAGAAACTTCTATTCAAAAGATTAATGATCTTGTTGGAGAGTTTTTAACACATAAAATTCACTCTATTGATGTAAGAGATCTTCAATATCAAAATCAAGTATTATCGAATTATTTAGAAGATAATTTTCAAATAGATAAAGATTCTATACTAAGAATTTTAGAAATAAATTCTAACTTAAATAATGCTCTTTCTAAATCGGAAGTTCCTAGAAATTCAATGTGGATTCCTAAAAAGTTTGAATTTGATAACATGTTCTCTTATGGAAAAGGTAATCAAATAGATTTTTCAAATATGGAAGGAACATATGGTATTTTTGCTCCAAATGCTAGTGGAAAATCTACTTTATTGGATTCTATTACTTATTGTATTTTTGATAAATGTTCTAAAACATCAAAAGCTGCTCAAGTAATGAACAATCAATCTCATAATTTTCATTGCAAATTAGTTTTTGAATTACATGGTAAAGAATATACAATTGAAAGAAAAGGAATTAAACAAAAACAAGGTAATGTTAAAGTTAATGTGGATTTTTCTTGTAAAGATGGAGAAGAAATTACTTCTTTAAATGGAAAAGATCGTAGTGATACTAATGCTAATATTAGATCAATCATGGGTAACTATGAAGATTTTATATTAACTGCGTTGTCTGTTCAAAATAATAATACTGGATTTATTGATATGTCTCAAAGTGATCGTAAAGATTTATTATCACAATTTCTAGACATCAATATCTATGAAGAATTATATCAATTAGCTAATAATGAATCAAGAGATCTTTCTGTGTTACTTAAACAACATCAAAAAGAAGATTATCATGATTTATTGAAGAAAGCTAATTATGATATGGAAACTTTTGAA